CTTCGTAACCAATTCATTGTTTTTCTTCCTCCATACATAATACCTTCATCATTTCAAACTTGTCATGCAAATCTTTTAAGCCAGGATGGTGATGCATAAGCTCTTGTAGTCTCTTCTCTTCCTGCATTTTTTTATGCGCCCACTCTATGGTTTCCTTACTGGTCATGCCTAAATCAATTGTGACATGACTGTTGATGCCTTGCCATGTGAGGCCATCGTATACTTCCATTTGCTGTATATTAGGATTGTATCGTACCATACCTGCACCTACTGCTCCAGGACTAATATGGGGAGCACCAGGATTTCCACCACTTACTGCGATATGCTGTGAACCGCTGCTTAAACTTTTAATCATATATATTCTATTGTTAATATGGAAACTATAAAACCTATCATCAAATAAACTACGGTATGTAGCAACTGATCAATACCAATCCACATCCAAAATCCATCTGAATCTGTGCTCAATCGAACTGTGGCTCTACGATGCACAAAATCTATAAAATAATGTATAGTAGCATCAAACACGGCTAGCATAATACAAGCTTGCATACCTAGAAAATGCATTAGTATAACATAAGTCAAGGCACCATGAAGACCGGCGTGCTGTAGTCCGCCAAGTCTACCGAGGTGCCCTTTATCTTTGATCATTCGATCACTTTGCCAACAGAAGTCTGCTAGAAAGTGTTTAACAAATAGCAAGGCTAGTACTAGCCAAGTTATCATCCCGGATACTCCGCACTTAACAATTCAGCATAATTTGATGAATGTTCACTTAGTCTATTCAATTCATACTTGCCGCAGAATTTTAAGAATTGTGCGCCTACCATTGGGCGACTTTGCTTTACAGCACCTGCTTGAACAGTCGCGTTGATTTTGTCTTTGATATCTGTAGGTTGTGCAGTAAGATCTACTAGCTTAACATTGCGATTGTAGTCATCTAATACTCTATGCTCCACACCGTTATGATCTGTCCATCTCTGAAGCATAAGGTTGTTCCAATCAAATCCCTTTTTATCGCGGTCAGCAAAAGCTTCAGTGAGACCAACTTTATTTTTGCTACCTTTGGTCCTAACACCAGGATAGGCGGAAAACACATTATCTGTTGGATCACCGCGCATACACTTCTCAAACAGAATCCATTGCGGATTAGGTATGACCTTGGGGGCTTTGGTTTTCTTGTCAATGACCAATTTACCTTTCTTGTCAAAGATACCTTCTAGAGTGTGCAGCTCGTCGGCAACACCGTTATACTGTTGTACATTCGGCGCCAGTAACTGGTGAAAGTCAGTGTCGGAAGAAACAATGATATGACTGTCATTGGGATGGTTCCAGATCCAACCAGAGATAAGATCATCTGCTTCGAGCTCTTCGTGCCGGAGCACGGTACAATTAGTTTTCTCAGTAAGAAAAGTCTTAAGGTTATCGAAAGTTTCCCAAAAAAGTCGGTCTTCTTCAGCCTCCGCTTCCGTGAGCGCAGCTCTCGCGACTGCACGGTTTTTCTTGTATGGTTCATAGAAATCTTTGCGCCATGACCGTCCCTCCAAACAGAATACAACATGGTCGGCTTTTTGGTCACGCCATGCTTTATTAACTGACGCCAAGGTAACATGGATGGCGAATCCTAACTTATCCCATGTGTCCGATTGACGGTGGGCTGAATGGCGAGCACGAAAAAATGTATTGGCTGTGTCTACAATTAGATATCTCATGCATTAATAGTAGCATATTATAGCAACCTAGTCAAGTACGGCAGTAGAAATTCTGCCCATTTTCTGTGAGCATCTGCTCGAAAATGGTAAGATTTGTTTGACTCAAATCCGTTGTTAGTTAGCCATTTCCAATATGTCATATTTGGATTGTATGGATCAATATAGGAATCATGCCAATGCACAGGACCTAAAGTATGAAAGTCGTTGTACGTATTAAAGAACAAATGCGGTATATCTAAATCCAGTAATTGAGTATGAAACGAATGTATTTGGTTGTGTGCTTTTTTGGTTTTTTCGTGCCAATTTAAGTGTAAAATATAATTGCTATACTTTTCTTTTATTGAATCTGGCCAATCATTGCCAATGCCCCCGGCATTAATTTGCCAGTAAACGCCATCGTGTAGCCATTCTTCGCGCTCCCATGTACTCCAACCAATAATGATAAAATCTGGAGTAGTAGTTTCTAGATATTTTCTTGTTGTTCTTATAATTCTTGCATTTGAGCTAGCCGACTCTGCATCGCAGTGTAGTATGGCAAATAATTCGTTAGCAATATTGCAACCGTAACTGGCTCGTTCATTGTCCGGATGAGGTATTCTTCCTAGTGAATGAAAAAAAGGATCATCTTCGGCAAAGCAATAATCGTTTACTGCCTCTGCTCCGGCACTATGACTATCTCCATTTACATAAAGTATCAAGAGATTTCCGCCCTTCCATTCCCTAAATCGTTTCTATCTACACGCCGAGGTTGAGCATCAATTGGTTGATTGGCTTCCCATTGTTCAAAGTTTTCATTTAAAATATTTCTACATACACTTTGAAACCAGCGATCAACAATGGCTGCGTCGGTATCATCACGTTTTTGCATGTAACCGGCTTTAACTAATCTAGCAACAAATACTTCATTCCAATCAAGCTCAAATGCGCCGTTACCAACGTCATCCGGGTCAAGTTCTACACTGATAACACTGATATAAGGTTCTCCGGCTTCGGTGGCCTGCTCCTTGGCTGATTTGTGCTTAGCCTTTACCTTTGGCTTATTCTCTTTGTGCTCTTCTTTAACTTTTTTCTTTAGAAAATCAAACATTTTATGTACCTTATCTTCAAAGTTATAACCAACCACCTGCTCTAGCAATACCAACAATGCCCACTAATATCCAAAAACTATTAAGCAATGTATATGCTCGATCTTTCTTTAACATAGCGCAGTATGTCAGTAAAATAGCATCAACGGTATTAACAATCCATACAAGCATAAAAGGACTTGCTGGACCTAACCATGATACTAATGTGAAACAGAAAATACGCATAATAACCCCAGCCATTTCTAACTGAGGTATATTATTTTTAATAAAATTATGTAGCTTAAACATTTAAGTTCCCCACTCATTCTTAAATAAAGGCACCTGAAGTCGATCGCTGTAACGCAAGCCGTGATGCATTGCAGCTATAGCTACAGCTCGATTGTTAAGTGCATAGACACTTTCTACACCGCCGACTGGCATTAGATACACATGGCCTTTAAATCCTGCATTGCGATATTGATCTCTTGCTTTTAGTGCATCAGCTACATCCGATTCTGTAGCAACGACAAATTTGAGATAGGTATGACCAATCTTTTCATATTGACGCACAACGTCAGGTTTAATGGCGTCTTCCCACCGTTCGCCACTGGCAGGAAGTTTTGCACTTACACTGAATGTAATTTCACGTGTAAAATCAATATTAGGCATTTGCCATTGTATCAAGTAATCTGCAAACTCATCTGTTAATGGTTGGGTGCCATTGGTTTCAAAAGTGATTTCTTTTAATTTACGCATACGGGGATGATTTAACAGATCCGGATACTGTTTTTGCCATCCTAACAAAGGTTCTCCACCAGTAATTACAAGGTGTTCGTCTTTCCATTTACCATATGGAAGAATTTCCATTATGCGTTCTACAATTGCATCCGATGTAAGCATAGGACTAAGATCTTTAAATCTAGGATCCCATGACGCATAACTGTCACAACCTGTACTAACCAATGGAAGTTCTTCGTACTTGGTATAATTGTTAGGATCTACTGACTCTGCTTCTTTGCTCAACTGACCTCTTGGCATACCAAAGCCTGCACATTTAAAGTTGCAACCAAAGGTGCGAAGAAAGACACTAGGAACACCCATATAGCGTCCTTCACCTTGTATGCTATAAAATAATTCTGCTATTTTAATTTTACTCATTTATACTAATCCTCCCGCAATTGGAAAACATTGTCCTACAAAAAAATTAGATTCGCTTGATGCTAAAAACACTGCTAAAGCTGTACACTCATCTGCTTGTGCTAGTCTTCCTGATGGAACATATTGTAGTTGTTCTTCTAACATTTTTTTTGTGTTTATGTTGTCTGGAAAAAAAGTTTTATTATCTACAAACGCCTGCGCTATGTAATTTATTTGTATATTATATTTGGCCATATCAGTTCCCATTTT